CGCCGCGCCTGAGTCCGGGGAGGAAATGAAGCGCGAGGGGCTGAAGGAAGGGGCGGCCGCCTATGGCGTGGACGCCTCTGCCATGCGCAAGAAGGCTGATGTCATCGCCGCCATCGAGAAGGCGAAGGCGGCGGCCAACGAGGTCGACGACGACCAGACCGGCGACAATGAGGAGCCCCCTCAGATCGGCGCCGCGGATCCCGTCTAATGGCCTTCGACTTCAAGAAGATGGTCGCTGACGACCGCCGCCTCGTGTTCCTCAACCTCGCCGAGTTCGGCGAGGAGCACAAGGTCGACGGAAAGACCATCACCGTCGTGCTGGATGACAACGCCCTGAAAGAACGCCAAGGGGGGCAAGAGCTGGGCGTGGCAGAGTCGTCCCTCATGCTGTATGCAGCAGTCGAGGATCTGCCGCCCCGGCGCCCGGCGGGCGAAGGGCTCAACATCGACGGCCGCGAGTATATCGTCAACGACTGGAGCGAGGACATGGGCGTCGCCACCATCGCGCTCGGCCAGACCGTGACCATGTAAAGGAGGTGCAGCCGTGTCCATAGTCAATAGCATCGAGATCGTCCGGGAGTGGCTGGACTCCACCGTCTGCCCGATGGTGCAGCTCAAGCTCCCCGACGACAGCGCGACCGACGCCTCCTACCCCTACAAGCTGGTCAACCCGACCGCGTTCTCGCTTTTCGTCCCGTCGAAGGACAGATTGCCCCCGAAGGTGCCGGCCCCCATCCCCTCGGTCTGCGTGCAGATCGTGGAGGGCACCGACAGCCTGACCATGAGCTCGAGGAGCATCAAGATCCGGCTCTGCTTCTCTGCGTGGGATCCCGGCTACCACGGGCGCGACATCTTCAAACCGAAAAACGACGGCAGCGGCGCATACGTCCAGTGGCAAAACGAGGAGGCCACGGCCTTCTTCGAGAAAAACGGCGAGGGCTGGCGCGACGCATGGAATTTTGTGGACACGGCCCTCCGCATGATCGAGAACGCCGAGTACATCGGCCCGCTGCGCGTCATGAAGGAGGACGGCATCACCTTCGGCCCTGTGTCTGAGCAGGACGCCGTCCCGGACTTCTACCCCTACTGGTTCGCGTGGGTAGAGTTCGCCGTCGAGGAGATCCTGACACGCACGCCGAAGGACTACCAACACCTGCTTTAAGGGCAGCCGACCGGCTGCTCTAATTTTATGCAAAGGAGGAAAAGCAGATGGCAAACGAATACCTCTACGGCGCATACGGCCACATCGGCGAGACTGTGGCACAGAGCGCCGTGCAGGCGGGCACCACGCCGGTCTACATCGGCACGGCGCCTGTCAACCTCGTGCGCGGCTTCGCAGACGCCGGCGTCATCAATGAGCCCATCAAGCTCAGCAACATGATCGACGCGCAGCGCAAGCTCGGCTATGCGGCCGACTGGGGCACCTTTACGCTCTGCGAGGTCATGAACGCGCACTTCAACAACACCCTCGGGAACATCGGCCCCATCTACGTCATCAACGTCCTCGACCCGTCTGCGGGCAAGCACCGCAAGGCGACCGAGACCACCCAGCAGCTCTCTTTCACGGGCGGCCGGGCCGAGTTTGCGAGCTCCACCATCATCCTCGACACCCTGACCATCGCCAAGAGCGATGGCGGCGACTACGCCGAGGGCACCGACTACGCTGTGGACTATAACTTCACCAAGGGCACCGTCATCATCACAAGCCTGATCGCGGACTCCCCGCTCACCGGCACCCTGACGGCCAGCTTCTACGAGGTGGACGACAGCGCCATCGAGGACGACGACATCATCGGCGGCGTGACGGCCGGCGGCGAGTACAGCGGCCTGAGCTCCATCGCGCTGCTCTACCCCGAGCAGTTCGCGGTCTGCAACCTGATCGCCGCCCCCGGCTGGAGCCAGAGCCCGGCGGTCTACAACGCCATGCTCACCGCCAGCCAGAAGATCAACGGCCACTGGGACGCCTTCGTCGTCGCTGACCTGCCCCTCGTGGACAGCAGCGCGCAGGCGGTCGACACCATCACCAAGGCCATCGCGTGGAAGAAGAACAACGCCTTCACCGGCGAGCGGTCGAAGGTCTACTGGCCGCAGGGCATCGACAACCTCGGCAACATCTACCACCTGAGCACGCTGGCCGTGGTCGAGCTCATGCGAGCCGACTTCAGCCACAACAGCGTGCCGATGGAGACCTGCGGCAACAAGGCGATCCCCATCATCAAGCAGTATTTTGGGGCCAACGCCACCAACCGCGGCTTCAGTCAGCAGGAGGGCAAGGAGCTGACGCAGAACGGCATCAGCACGGCCGTCGCATGGGGCGGCGAGTGGGTGCTGTGGGGCGACCACACCGCCGCCTACACCTACGGCGCCGACGTGGATCCCCGGGCGATCTTCGACGTGTCCATGCGTATGCTCATGCACATCACCAACGACTTCCAGAGGGAGTGGAGCCCACGCATCGACGAGCCCATGACCCGGGCGCTCAAGGACGAGATCATCAACCGCGAGCAGGAGAAGCTCGACGGGTATGTCAGCATGGGCGCGCTGCTGGGCGAGCCGCAGATCGTGTTCCTCGAGAGCGAGAACAGCACCACCGACATCATGAACGGCGACTTCCGCTGGGACATCGCCGTCACCCCGACCCCGCCCCTCAAGTCTGCGAGCGTGTACGTCGCATACACCGACGCCGGCTTCTCTGTCTACTACGAAGGAGGTGACGAGTAATGGCAAATCTGTGGCTTGACCTGAAGGGCCCCATCCTCGCCGACACCGTGTACATCAACGGCGTCCTCGTCGCCAAGGACGTGACCATCACCCTGCCGGCCGTCACCCATGTGACCGCCGATTATAAGGCGATGGGCACCTACACCGCACCCATGACCGGCCAGATCGAAGGCATGGAGGCCGCCATCACCAAGATCGGCATCGACAAGGGGCTGCGCTCCATGGTGCAGCTCGAGAGCAAGACGCTGGAGGTCAGATGGGCGCAGGATGTCAAGTACGCCGACGGCTCCACCAAGACCGAAGGCTGCAAGGCGTTCATGCGCTGCGTCCCGAAGCTGATCCCGGGCCTGTCCGTGGATCCGGGCAACCCTTCGGAGAACGAGGTCACGCTGGCCGTGAGCCGCTATCAGGTTTTCGTCGCCGGCGAGGAGTTCTGCCTGATCGACCAGCTCAACACCATCATGCGCATCGGCGGCGTGGACTACGTCAAAGACCTGCGCAGCGTGCTGTAACAACAGATGGGCGCCGCCCGAGGTGGGCGGCGTCCCTCTTTTTATCAACGAAAGGAGACAACGACCATGGAAAAGCTGACACTCAGCAACCCCATCACCATCAACGGCAAGAAGGTCAAGACCCTGACCTATGACACCGGCGCGATCACCGTGGGAATGTTCGCCGAGGCCGAGGCGCTGAAGCTGCGCGCCACCACCCACAAGGCGGGCGGCAGCGCCGGCGCCACCGAGCTCGACTACTCCATGCACCTCTACCTCGCTATGATGGCGATCACCGCCGTCAACCCCGACATCGACATCGCCGACCTCGAGCGCATCAGCGGGCCCGATGTCATGGAGCTGGTGAGGATCGGCCGAAATTTTACCACAACGAGGTCGGGGGCACCCTCCGAGCAAAACGACTCGGAGAGCTCGTCCGAGACTACTCCCGAGCCTTCCACATCTCAGTCGGAGAGCTCCGACGGGAACGCCTGACCGACTTCCTGCTCGAATACTACGAAGCGGCCGAGGAGGCGAAAAAGCAGCGGGCCAAGATCCCGAAGCCGAGGATCCCCCACATCCGGCCGCATAGGAGGAGGTGACGCCAGTGGCCAAAAATAAAATGCTGCAAGCCGTCGTGAGTCTCGCCGGCACCATTGACCCGTCACTCGGCAAGGCGCTGGACGATGTCACCGGCAAGCTGGAAAACGTCAACTGGAAGGCCGTGGCCGTCGGCGGCGCTGTGGGCGGCATCGCAGTCGCAACAGGCAAGGCAGTCGTGGAGGCCGGGAAGTATCTGGCCGACCTCGGCAACGAGTACAACACGGCCATCAATCAGCTCTCGGCAGCAACCGGGGCGACCGGCGACGAGCTGGACGCGCTCGGTGAAAGCGTCAAGAACATCTACGCCCAAGGGCTCGGCGATGACTTCGCCGACGTGGCCGACGGTCTGGCTGCAACGCAGCAGGCCAGCGACCTGACCGGCGAAGCTCTGGAGCGAGCAACCGCCGCCGGCTTCAACCTGCGGGACGTGTTCGACTACGATGTCAGCGAGAGCGCCCGGGCAGCGTCGGCCCTGATGAAAAACTTCGGCATCGACGCCGAGGAAGCCTACGGCCTGATCGCCGTGGGCGCGCAGAACGGCGCAGACAAAAACGGCGACCTGCTGGACACCCTGAACGAGTACAGCCCGCAGTTTGCGGCCCTCGGCCTCAGCGCCGACCAGTTCATCGGCACCCTCGTGGAGGGCGCTGACGCCGGCCTGTTCTCCATCGACAAGGTCGGCGACGCCGTCAAGGAGTTCAACATCAGAGCGAAGGACGGCAGCGACACAAGCCGGGAAGCCTTCGAGAGCCTCGGCCTCAACGCCGACAAAATGTTCGCAGCCTTCTCCGCAGGTGGAGACACCGCGGAGGCCGCGTTCTTCGACACCGTCGAGGCCCTCAACAGCATGGACGACCCCCTCGCCCGAAACGCGGCCGGCGTGGCCCTGTTCGGCACACAGTTCGAGGATCTGGAGGCCGGCGTGCTGCCGGTGCTGGCGAGCATCGAGACCGCAGCCTACGACGGCGCGGCCGCTCTCCAGCAGATCAACGACGTGAAGTACAATGACCTCGGCAGCGCCTTCGAGGCGATCAAGAGGTCGGCCGAGGTCTCGCTGCTGCCGATGGCGTCCATGATCGCCAACACCCTGACGGCTCTGGCACCGATCCTGCGGGAGACCTTCGAGGCCATCGCCCCCGTCATCACGGAAACGCTCAACGCTTGTATGCCGTTTGTGCAGCAGTTCCTCATGGGAATGGGGCAGGCCCTCCAGACCGTGCTCCCCATGGTCTCGCAACTGGCCGCCGGGCTGCTTCCGCTGCTCTCGCAGCTGATCTCGGCCTTCCTGCCGCCGCTCCTCGAGCTGGCGCAGCAGCTACTCCCGCCGCTGATGCAGATCGTGCAGGCCATCCTCCCGCCCATCGTGAGCATCCTGACCTCGATCCTGCCAATGCTGACGCAGATCATCTCGACGATCCTGCCCGTCCTGACCAGCCTGATCTCGGCCCTGCTGCCTGTCATCACCCCGCTGCTCGAGGTCGCGCTCCAGATCGTCAACAGCGTCATCATGCCCCTCGTGCCCCCTCTCATGCAAATCGTCGAGGCGCTGCTGCCGCCCCTGATGTCGCTGCTCAATGCCATCATGCCGATCCTGAGCCCCCTGCTGGGGCTGCTTCAGCCCATCGCGTCGGTGCTCGGCACCATCGCCAGCGTCATCGGCAAGATCGTGAGCTTCGGCGCGGGCGTCATCAACAGCATCGCCGGCCTGTTCGGCGGCGGCGGGGGCGGCGGGGCTTCCGGCTTCGCAACCGGCGGCTTCACGAGCGGCCCGTCCATCGCGGGCGAGGATCCGCGCTACCCGACCGAGGCCGTCATCAGCTTCAACCCTGCATATAGGGCGCAAAACCTGTCCTACTGGGCCCGCGCCGGCGAAATGCTCGGCGCTATGGACGAGGGCAGCTATGAGCCCATCAGCTCCGGCTCGGGCACGTCCGTGGTCTATGACCTGAGCGGCCTGTCCTTCAGCCCCACGATCAAGGTCGACGGCAACACCGACGAGGACGCCCTGATCCGAAAGCTGCGGGATCTGGAGCCGGAGTTCATCGACTTCATCCTCGAAGCACTCGCAAGAAGGGAGGGCGGCGCCTATGTCACAGCGGATAGTCGGCTATATTGATTACACCGCGCAAGGCGGCGACACCTTCGACAGCATCGCGCTGGCAGCCTATAACGAGGAGCGGATGGCGAGCACCATCATCGACGCCAACCGCGACCTCTGCGACGTGCTGATCTTCGAGGGCGGCGAGGCTGTGCGGATCCCCATCGTCGAGACTGTGGAGACGCCCGACACCCTGCCGCCGTGGAGGAGGTGAGCCTGCCCCGTGAAAATCATCTACGAGGGGACGGACATCTACCCCGAGATCAGCGTCCACCGCTGCTACCACGATATGTACGCAGACAAGCAGAGCGACGAGCTGTTGCTCAAGCTCAACGACACCCGGGAGCTGTGGGACAGGTGGAGCCCCAAGAAGGGCGACACCATCGCCGTCGAGGACGGCGCCGCCAAGACGGGCAAGATGTTCGTCGAGAGCGTCGTCCCTGAGTCCGGCCTCATAACCCTGCGGGCCTACTCGGCCCCGCAATCCACCAAGGACAAGAGGAGCAAGTCGTGGGAAAAGGTCAAGTTCCTGCAACTGATCCAAGAGCTCGCCGGCCGGCACGGCCTCACGGTCGAGACCTACGGCATCACCGACCAGACCTACGACTACGTCGAGCAGAACAACCTCCCCGACTTCGCTTTTCTTCAGGCACGCTGCACCCTCGAGGGCGCGGCTTTTTTAGTCTATGACGGTAAGCTGGTCGTCTACGACGAGGCATACATGGAGGGCCAGCAGCCCGTCGACACCATCACCATCACGCCGGCCAACGACTTCGAGTACCGGGACGAGGGCGCCTACGCCTACGGCTCGGCCGAGGCCGTCAACGGCGGCCTGACCGGCACCTTCTCGGCGCCGGCCGGGGGCGACAAGGTGCTGCGCAAGATCCTCCCTTTCCGCATGACTGACCAAGCAGAGGCCGACCGCTTCGCCAAGGGCCTGCTCCGGGACGCCAACAAAGAGGCGACCGTCGCAACGCTCTGGACGGGGACGCTGCTGCGCGAGTACGCGGCGGGCTCCGTGGTGACGCTCTCCACCGAGGGCGTCGCCTCGTGGGACGGCACGGCCTTCGTGAGCCGGATCCGGCACGACTACGTCAAGACCCGGAGCAAGCTCTATCTGCGCAAGCCTCTGGAGGGATATTGACCATGCCAAACAGCAACACCCAAATGATCCAAAAGGGCAAGATCTCGAGCATCGAGGGCGAGCCCGACAGAAACGGCGACAAGACCACGGCCCGGGTGCTCCCGAGCACCGCCGACAGCCTCGTCACGAGGCCGCTGACGATCCCGTGGTATCTACGCGGGGACATGGGAAACCTGAGCCCCGGCGTCGAAGTCGCCTACGCTATGTTCGAGGACGGCACCGGCCTGATCCTCTCTCGCATGGACGGGGAGTGGCCCGGCATCGTCCCCGGCGACATCACCATCAAGAAGGGCGCGCTCACCGTGCAGGACAAGGGCGTCAGCGTACCGTCAGCCGATGTCACGGCCGGCGGCATCAGCCTGACCAGTCACACCCACACCGCACCGCACGGAGAGACAACCGGCCCGCACTAAGGAAGGAGGCCAAGCATCATGTCCGTCATGGCATCGTGGAACGGCAAGACATGGGGCGTCTCCCCCGAGCGGATCGCCGCCCTGAATGGCGTCTCGGCCAGCGTGGAGCTGGACACCGAGAACAGCGACGACAAGGCGGGATCCCCGGCCACCAAGACCAAGGCGCTCAAGCTCCAGAGCATGAGCTTCGACTTCGATCTCGGCGTCGCCGTGGGCTGCGATGTCCGCGGCGAGTACGAGTCGTGGACGGCGCTGGTGGGCCAGTACGCCCCCTTCTACCTCGGCGGCACGCGCTTCGGCCCGGCCAACCTTCAGCTCACTGGTGTGAGCCTCGGCGACACCACGGTCGACAACTTCGGCCGGATCCTCAAGGGCAAGATCACCATCAACCTGACCGAGTACGCCGAGGAGGCCAGCAGCAAGAAGGCGACCGCCGGCAGCTCCAACGGGGGCAGCTCGTCCCCGGCCGGAGTCTCCACCGGCGTCGGCCCGCGCCTGAGCGCCATCACCGTCGGCGCATCCAGCAGCGACAAAGCTGCAAAGAAACCCAACAACACCCAACTGACCTAAAGCGAGGTGATCCCATGAAAGCAAGCGGCAACGCAGCGCCCGAGACCTGCGTGCAAAACCTCCTAAAGACCATCCGCGGCGAGGTGCCATACGAGCGCATCAAGGGGATCGACCGCACCCTGATCGACAGGCCGAGCGGGACGGCTGCCAACGATCTGGCCGCCGACGTGGAGTTCGTCGTGGAAACCTACGAGCCCCGCGTGCGCCTGAGCTCGTCCGATCTGGTCGCGCTGGTCGCGCAGACCGGCGACTTCGAGCTGCGGGCCAGCATTGACAACACACTCTGAAGGAGGTGAACAGCATGAGCGACGAGACCAACACCTACGGCGACGACATCCACCTCACCACCACCGACGCGACGACCATCTACAACACCCTGATCGCTGCGCTCGAAAAGGGCGCCGGCGAGCCTCTGTACCCCGGCGACGAGCGCCGGATCTTCGGCGAGGGGCTCGTGGCCGTGTTCGTCGCCCTCTACAACAGCCTCGACGACACCGGGCGGCAGACCCTTCTCCGCTATGCGCGGGGCGAGGTGCTGGACGCCATCGGCGAGCGGCTGGATGTCCACCGGCTGGAAGGATCCCCGGCAAAGACGACCATGCGCTTCTCCGTGAGCACGCCGCAGCCCAACAACATCATCATCCCGAAGTGGACGAAGGTGACGCCGGACAGCGACCACTACTTTGCCACCGACGAGATCGCCGTCCTTCAGGCCGGCGCCTACTCCGTGGAGATCCCGACCTCGGCCGTCAGCAACGGCACCGAGTACAACGGGTACGCCCCGGGCACCATCACCACCCTCGTCGACCTGATCCCCTACATCGAGAGCGTCACCAACATCACGGCGACGGCCGGCGGCGACGACGGCGAGCCCTACACCGAGGAAGGCGACAACCGGCTGCGCGAGCGCATCCGGCTGGCGCCGGCGTCCCGGTCTACGGCCGGGCCGGAACAGGCTTACATCTACTGGGCCATGACGGCCGACAGCTCCATCATCGACGCCCGGGCCGTCAGCGAGACGGAAACCATCAGCCGCACCCTCACGGTCTACGACGGCCACGCCTTCATCGGCGGCGGCCGGCTGCTGCCGGACACCCTGATCGTCAAGGAGCACGGGGAGAGCACGGCCGGCGTGGAGGACACCGACTACACTGTGGACTACACCGACGACCTGCTGACCATCGAGCTCAAGGGCGCCCTCACGGACGCCACGAGCCTCGACATCACCATCACCCGCACCCTCGAGGGCTGCGTCAAGATCGTCCCCCTGCTGGAAGGCGGCGCCGTCCCCGACGAGAGCATCCTCGAGAAGGTGCTGGAGGCGTGCAACGCCTCGGACATCCGGCCGCTCACCGACGTGGTCACGGCCGTGGCGCCCGAGGTCATCACCTACGACATCGAGATCGTCTACTACACCACCCCCGAGACGGAGGCCGAGGTCGTCGCCAATGTGGAAGGCACCGGCGGCGCCATCGACCGCTACAACGAGTGGCAGGTGGGCGCGCTGGGCCGGGACATCAACCCCGACCAGCTCCGCAAGCGGATCCTCTGCCCGTCGTGGGGCGAAAACCTGACCGGCGCCTTCCGTGTGGACGTGACCAAGCCGGTCTACACACCCGTCAGCGACACACAGGTCGCCAAGTTCAGCGGGCACCTGACTGTCAGCCATAAGACAGAGAGCGAGGTGGTCTAAATGCGACTCAGCGAAGTCGAGATGATCAAGCTCCTGCCCTCATGGATGGCGCAGGACGGCGCCGACCGAGGGCTGGCCGCCGGCTGCGACACCCTATCCCGGGACGCCTTCGCCCGTCTGAAGCTGCTGAGCAGGTGGGACAAGATCGACCAGCTCAGCGAGGCCGAGCTGGACGAGATGGCGTGGGAGCTGAACATCCAGTGGTATGACAGCACCGCACCCATCGAGACCAAGCGGGCCGTCATCCGCAACAGCGACCGCGTCTATGCCAAGCTCGGCACCCCATACGCCGTGGCGCAGATCATCGCCGACTACTTCGGCACCGGCGAGGTCAGGGAGTGGTATCAGTACGGCGGCAAGCCCTACCATTTCAAGGTGCTGAGCGACAACCCGGGACTCGTCAACGAAAACCTCGACCTGTTCCTCTCGCTGCTGCGCACCGTGAAGCGGCGCAGCGCATGGCTCGACGCGATCCTGATCTGCCTGACCGGCGAGATGTTCCTTTATGCCGGGATGGCCGTGCGAGAGCACGGCGAGGAGCGGCACGTCATGGGGACGGACGAGATCCACCTCTACCACGGGGCCGTCGTCCACGACAACAACCGGGAGACCGTCACCATCGGCACCAGCGTCCTCGCTTCAGACTAAGGAAAGGAGAAAGACATGGCCGCATTTATCAACAACGACATCACCGCCGCGGGCCTTCTCGTTCTGGCGAAGGGCGTGGCGGGCCAGCAGATCAATTACACCAAGATCGTCCTCGGCGACGGCTACCTCGAGGAGGGCCAGACGCCCCGCTCCCTCACCGGCGTGGTCAGCCCGAAGGCGACCATCGACATCACCAAATGCGTCGTGAACGGCGACGGCACCGTCACCGTGGGCGGCGTGTTCACCAACGACCAGACCAACGACGGCTTTTACTACCGCGAGCTCGGCCTTTATGCGGACGATCCCGACGAGGACGTGGGCGAGGTGCTGTACTGCTACGGCAACTGCGGCGACCTCGCCGAGTGGATCCCGCCGACCGGCGGCGCCACCATCGTCGAGAAAACCATCGACATCGTCACCGCCATCGGCACGGCCACCAACGTGACCGCCTACATCCCCGCGGACGCCTACGCCACCAAGGAGGACTACGAAAACTACAAGGCCATCGCCCTCGCGGCGCAGGCCACGGCCAATCAGGCCATCCTCCTCGCGCAGCAGGCCGTCGGGATCGCAGAGCAGGCCACGGCCGCCGTGGTCGACCTGAGCAACGTCGTCCAGCAGAACACCAGCAAGATCACGACCCTGTGGGACGCTGTGTTCGGCGACATCACGACCAACCCCTTCCAGATCACCTTTGCCAATCTGGACGGCATCACCCTCACCTCTGGCGTCTGGAACGCTACGCTTCAGCGCCTCGAGTGCTAAGCCATGGACGGCTACGGCTACACGCCGATCCCGCTCGCAGAGGCGTCCTGCATCATCGCGCACCTGTTTGTCGAGCTGGCGCCGCCCTGCTCATGCTGCAAGCGTGAGGACGGCGTGATCGTCATTCAGGGCACCGCCTACGACGGCACCGGCGCGAGGATCACCATCAAAGGGGAGGAGGTGAGGTACTACGGCAAGCAACGGACCCTCGCGGCCATACGAGCGGGCCAATGTAGGCCGCCCGCCCTTCGGCCGTGAAAAGCTCCCGGAGATGCAGGTCATCAGCGACGCCAAGGAGCTCGAGAAGCACACCTACATCAAGACGCGCAACCCGAACATCTTCCCCAAGAAGGAACGGCTCGGGCTGGCGCAACGGATGATGAACGAGGCCAGCGACCTCGTCGCCGACCTGATGGAAGCCAACGACCTGCTCCTGACCGACCCGCAGGAGCGGGAGCTGCGATACCGGGCGCAACGCTCAGCTCTGCGCAACTGCCGGAAGCTGATCCACCACATCGAGCTCGCCCACGAGATCCTCAGCGGGCTCGGCGACGACGCCTTTGCACACTGGTCGCGGATGGCGGCCGTCGTCAAAAACCAGACCACTAAATGGTACAAATCCGATAAAGAAAGGGCCGCCAAGATGGACGCGCAGGCGCGTCATCAATAGGCAGCCCGTGGGGTACGCCTTGTTTTTTCGTGCCGGGTCGGCCAACAACGCCCGCAACGTCAATTCCGACGGCACGCTGAACAGGAACAACGCCTACAACGGCAACAACGGCCTGCGCCCCGCTTCGATGGATAGCCCGACTTATTAACCGGCCGGAGACGGCCGGCGAACACTGTGCACCATCATCCAAGGAAGGCGTATCCCTCCCGCACCCGGCGCCGTATGACCGGCCCGGCCATGGGTAAACACAGGACTGCCGATGCTCCCGGCGGCGCACGCAAAGCGTGGCCGGAGCTGCCGACGGCAGGGATTTTTTCACATGGAGAACATCGTCAACAGCTTCAACTCGCTATACAAAGCATACCGCAAGACCCGCTGCGGGAAGCGGGACAACCCCACGGCCATGCGCTACCGCATGGAGGCCATCGAGCGCACGGCCGACCTCTCTGACCGCCTCCAGCGGCGCGAGTACACCTTCGGGCCCTACTACCCCTTCAAGGTGTATGAGCCAAAGGAGCGGCTCGTCCTTGCCATAGACTTCGAGGGCAAAGTCGTCCAGCACTCGCTCTGCGACAACGTCCTCGAGCCAGTATTCTCCCGGCGCTTCATCCGGGACAACTATGCGGGGCAGATCGGCAAAGGCACCCACGACGGCCTCGACCGTCTGGCCGGCGCCATGCGCCACTACTTTTTCAGCCGGAAGGCAGCAGACGAGGAGGCCCGGCGGGCCGCCGGCCTGCCCTACCGGCCGGTGGGGGAGGGGGGCGACGCCGCGGGCTGGGGGCTGAAA